TACTATTCTAAAGAAGGAGAAATTTAGTGAGAGTTGAAGTGCGTAATAATAATGTTGATGGGGCATTGCGTGTCCTAAAGAAGAAACTACAACAAGATGGTTTGTTCAATGAGATGAGGAACAGAGAAGCCCATGAGAGTAAGGGTGAAAAGCGTCGAAGGAAGAAAGCTTCTGGTCGGCAACGGTGGCTTAAAGAACAAGCGAAAAGGTTAGATGAGCATGGTTTTTAAAAGACTTGGATCAGATATAAACATTTTACCTATATTGAAACAAGTTGCTGAAAATTGGAATGATTTTAATTTAGACACACGCAGGCAAAAAAATATTAAACAACAAAGAGAAACCCTGGCAATTAATCTCATAAAAGGTGTTCCTCTACCCGGCACTGGTATTGAGGGGAAGCAAAAGAGATTTGATGATTCTCATGAAACAATAAAGACAGAATTATATTATAAGTATGATGAATGTGTATACTTTTTAAATTGGTTTGAAAAAACGTATGGTGGTAAATTATATAGAGTTTCTATAGTCCATTTGTCAGCAGGCGGCAAAGTGTATCCTCATATTGATATTGGAGATTATTACAAAAATAAAAATAGATTTCATTTAGTGTTAAGTGGTTACTATAATTATACTGTTGATGGTGAAACACAAAGACTTGGTGCCGGGGATTTATTTTGGTTCAACAATAAAAAAATACATTCCTCTGCTAACGCAACCCCCATACCAAGAATTTCCTTAGTGTTTGATGTTGAAGGATGCACAATATGAGTATGGGTTTAAAACGTCTTCAATCGGAAGTAAACATTTTACCTATATTGAAACAAGTTGCTGAAAATTGGAATGATTTTTATATATCCACAATAAAGCAGAATAAATATAAAGCCGTTCGAGAAACCATGTCAATTAATCTTATAAAAGGTGTTCCTCTACCCGATGACTTTTTGTATGATAATTCTCAGGAAACAATGAAGACAGAATTATATTATAAGTATGATGAATGTGTATACTTTTTAAATTGGTTTGAAAAAACTTATAGTGGTAAAATACGGAGGGCGCACATTGCTCATTTGAAAGTAAACGGCAAAGTGTATCCTCATATTGATGGCGGGGAGTATTTTAAAAATAAAGATAGATTTCATTTAGGTTTAAGTGGTTACTATGATTATACTGTTGAGGATGAAACACAAAGATTTGGTGCTGGGGATTTATTTTGGTTCAACAATAAAAAAATGCATTCTTGTATTAATGCAACCCCTATACCAAGAATTTCCTTAATATTTGATGCTGAAGGATGCACAATATGAGTACAGATTCTGAAAATACTGAAGAGAAGAAAACTAGGACAGCAGAGATTGAACTAGAGACACACGAAATTGCTACTAAAACGACTACTCCATTACATACCACCGATTGGTATATCAAGTGGGTTGCATCTGTTATTCTCATGGTAGGAATGATTCTTGCTTCAAACAATCTATATCCTTGGAATATTCTTGTTCAATGTATAGGAATTTGTGGTTGGTTAGTTGTTGCATTGATGTGGAATGACCGCTCTTTAATTATTGTCAATGCAGTTGGATTGGCTATTCTTATGAATGGTCTGATTGGTTACTGGTTAAAATTGGGATAAATAGTACAATGACTAGAAAGATTAAATCAAAGACTGACAACAAAGGTTGGACTGATCCTTCAAAGAAGAAGGTTCGTAAGAAACGTAAACCTATGACAGATGAGCAGAAGGTGGCTGCGTCAGAGCGTCTTGAGAAAGCCCGTGCTGCCCGTGCTGCTAAGAACCCTGACTATGGTATGACGGGCATTCATGAGAGTTTGCGTGATCTACCAGATGACTATCCAATAACTCCAAAGAAGGTAAAGGTTTGGATTAAGACACAAAAAGAACTCGTATCTATGGAACGTAAGAATGAGAAGGCAGATGTGAAAGGTGCAACTGCTCGTAAAGCATCTCATGAAGCATATATTCGTAACTTGCTAAAATATCTAAAGGATGGTGATTATGTGGATACGTTTTATGGAGAACATCAAGATAAAATAATATCCAATAGATGTCTAGCTCAAGCTTATTATTGGGAAGGACCGAAAAAGGGAGAACCAAAGTTTGATGTTGGTACATATTATCCACTCTTAGGGACAGTTTACACTCAAGAAATGTTTAACGAAGATAGAGGTATCAGTGATGAAGAAAGACCAGAAGGAAAGCCCAAGCGCACAAAACGTGATAAAGGGCCCGTGGAAACTAAAAGGAAAAAAGGAAGTCGTAGTTCCTGACCTTGATGTTATTGCTCTGCAAGAAAATATCATGTTTGCTGATGATTTGACAGAATCTTGTTTGGTGCAGATGATACATACTATGGGAGAGAACGGCGTTGAAATCGGTGACAAAGAGTTCGTTAGAGATATCGGATTTGTTATCGAGGCAGTCAAAAGCACAATTTACCGTGATATGGGATTAGTGCATCCTATGAGTAGAGTTATGGAGATGCTAACAAAAATTAATGTTGATGAGAAGAACAGCATGAACAGTCAGGTTGATTTGGACTTGCTTGAAAAGGTCGAGATTGTTGAACTTGATACAGACGAAGAACCAACACCCGCATGAGGTTGTAATGATAAAAATATATGATGATTTTTTCAGTGAAGATGAAAATATTATAATTAATAATTTACTAGAAAGACCACAATGGTCGTTTGCTGGTGGAGGTCCGGAAATTGACAGCCGGGGCAATAGAATCGCACCAGTTCCATCATATTTCTGGCACATGAATAATTTAGAAGAAGAACATTATTTTTTATTCCTATACGATAATGTGATTAAAAAATTAGAATTAGAAAATGCATCATTAGTTAGATGTTATGCTAATGGTCAAACAGCAGGACAATCGGGTATTCCTCATACAGATGATGGTGATCTGACAATTTTATATTATCCTACACCGTGGGAACATTTTTTAGGTGGTCATTTAAATTTTATAAAGGATGGTGATATAGAAAAAGTTGTTGAATATAAACAAAATAGGCTGGTTAGTTTTCCAGCAAAAATGAGGCATTATGCTAGTCCACCAGAAAGGCATTATGCCGGTTTGAGAACATCCCTCGCATTTAAGGTAAAAATAAATGATTTTAGTTGATATGAACCAGATTAGTCTGGCAAGCGTGATGATGCATTTGAATATTACGAAGAGAGGTAGTGTTGATGCTGGTATGGTTCGCCATATGATTCTCAATTCTCTTCGCATGTATCGTGAGAGATTTTTTGATGAGTATGGTGAGCTAGTTATTTGCTATGACTCTAAACACTATTGGCGCAGAGATATTTTTCCCCAATATAAAGCAAACCGCAAGAAGACTAGAGATTCATCTAGTCATGATTGGAATGATATCTTTGAGTTTCTAAATGCATTCAAAGATGAGATGATTGAGTTCATGCCCTACAAGGTACTGGAAGTTTATGGTGCAGAGGCAGATGATATCATCTACACTTTAACTCATGAATTCGAGACTGACAATGGAAAGACTTTAATCTTGTCTGGTGACAAGGATTTCATTCAGTTACAGAGATATAAAAATGTCACACAATATAGTCCAATCACCAAGAAATTTATTGATGGAATGGTATGGAACGAATATCTAGATGAACATGTTCTGCGGGGAGATACCAGTGATGGTGTTCCTAATGTTCTTTCTCCAGACAATACCTTTGTAGACGGATTACGTCAACGACCACTAGGTAGAAAGAAAATTGAATCGTGGGTTGAACATAACATTGAGGATGTGTTGCCCAATGATGAGATAAAACGTAACTACCAAAGAAACAAGAAACTTATCGATTTAACAGAAGCTCCTCAAGAGTTATTTTCAGAAATAACAAAAACATGGAAAGAAGCAAAAACTAACCCTCGTAGTAAACTACTAAATTATTTTATACAAAATAGGTTGAGTGACCTAATGGATTGCATAGGAGATTTTTAATGCCCAGTACATACACGCCACTATTCCACGAAATTTTAGAAAAAGTATCAAGACTAAAAACAAAAAAACAGAAGGTTTCTTATTTGAAAGAAAATAATACGGCATCTCTTCGCATGGTAATCAAAGCATCTTTTGATCCCGGTATTATTTGGGCACTTCCCGCTGGTGAAGTTCCATATGCTGCAAATGATGCCCCAGAAGGCACAGAGCATACCATGCTTGCTTCTGAAGCAAATAAGTTGTATCATTATGTTCAAGGTGGTAACAATGCACTTTCTCAAAATAAAAGGGAGTCTATGTTTGTTCAACTTCTAGAAGGCCTTCACAAGAGCGAAGCCGAAATTCTAGTTTCTGCTAAAGACAAGTCCCTACATAAGATGTACAAGGGATTGTCTGATAACGTAGTCAAAGAAGCATTTGATTGGGATGACAACTATATGGTTGTTGAACATAATAGGCATGTAACAGTAGATGGACCAACAAACATTACAAGCAGAGTTTAAAGAACTAGAATATGCAGCTGCCGACTTTTTAGAAAAAGAAGACTTTGAGTCAGCAGCTAAATGTTATAGACAGTTGATTGTGGATGACCCAGAAGATTCTAGGGCATACTATAATTTAGCAATCATACTGCATGATTTATCCAAGTTTGCAGAGTCATTTGCTTGCTATGAGCAATCAATAAAACTAGGATATCACAATCCTGCCAGAGCAAATTTGAACACTGGTATGAACTATCTTAAAATGGGAGACTTCAAAAGAGGATTTCATTATGTTGACTTGAAGTCAGATGGTGCGTGGAGACTAGGAAAAAACTTTGCTTTCAATCAAGAGAGGCTGTCTCACATTGAGTTGTGGGATGGTCAACCTCTTGAGGGTAAAACCATATTGATATATTGTGAGCAAGGATTTGGTGACAACATACAGTTCAGTCGATATGTATCAGAGGTGACAAAATTAGGTGGTAAAGTTATATTCTCTTGCTACAAGGAACTTTATGGCATATTCAAAGATAGTCCTATTCTAAAAGATGTGGATGTTGTGGAAGGTGCTTTACAGGACATTTCAAACATAGACTTCAAAATTCCCCTGATGAGTCTTCCTAGAGTTCTGGAAGCTACCATCAAAAATATACCTCATGCTGATGGGTTCCTGTCAAAAACTTATCGTAAGGATTGGAACCTGTCTGGTGAGGGTATGAATGTAGCGTTGGTGTGGGAGTCGAGTGGACTTGATACTCGACGTTCTATACCCTTTGAAACGATACTACCTCTCTGTGAGCTTCCTAACGTCAATATGATAAGCATACAGAAGGGCACTGCTATGTTTGACTATAGACGCAATCCAGAAGCTAAAGACCTCTTACCAAGCGTTGGTGAGAGAATAAAAGACTTCTCTGATACAGCCGATATCCTGTCTCAAGTAGACTTGCTGATATCGACAGATACTGCACCTATTCATATGGGTGGAGCATTAGGTATTCCAACGTGGGGGTTACTCCATTACTCTGCTGATTGGCGTTGGTTTAGAGAAAGAGATTATCCCGATACCAGTCCTTGGTACGAATCAGTGCGAATCTATCGTCAAAAAGAACCCGCAAGTTGGGGTGAAGTGGTAGAACGAGTAAAAATAAACCTAAAAAAAATGTCAAGTAACTGGAAATAACCAACTTTTTGGTGCATTATTTCCTTGACAATATCCCTTATATGTCGTATTATATGTATAGTGATGATGAACAAGGAAATAACGATGATTGGTGTTGAGATTACTGGTGGTGTCAAGAAGGACCGGGAACTGGCCGAGGAGATTGTCTGGTTCTGTCTAGAGAAGATGTTGCCTCGCTACCGGGCACTGAACATCACTGTCTTGTTGACCAAGACATATGAACAGGGTGCCAGAGGGTTCTGTTATCAGGAAGAAGATGACCGTGACTTTGTGATTGAGGTTGATCATCGTTTGACAAAAGCAGAGGGCGTTGAAGAGTTCATCGACACGGTTTGTCATGAGATGATACATGTGAAACAACACGCAACGAGAAAATTGATTGACCGTTTCCGTGGTGGTTACAAGAAGTTGTGGAAATGTCGGGATGGTAAATATCGAAACTACCTTGAGACTGCTTACGAGAGACAGCCTTGGGAGATAGAAGCCCATCGTGACAGTGGTAAATATATGAAAGCTTTCAAAAAAGAATATTATGGATATGTCTAACATGATTTGTGCTGAAGAGTTGGTGGATACAAAATCTCGTTCCTATCGAATGAAACATGTTGATTTGAAAACACCATGTATCACTAGTGAAAAGATTTACGAAGGTCGTGCTTCTTCAATTGAATATCGTAAGGCACTTGCAGAGTTTACGAATACGACATTACCAAGTGGAAATGAATATCACGCTTGTCACGCTTGCAACAATGGTAAGTGTATCAATCCAGAGCATATCTATTGGGGAACACCCAAAGAAAATTCTGATGACCTCGTTAAATATTATAATGAGATTTGGGAAGGAAAAGGAAAAAAATGGATTACAAAACGAGACATAATGACAGCTTATCGTCTTCGTGACTATGATGAAGATGTAAAAAATGGTCACATACTTGAAATGCACAATACTACTAACCCTGTAAGAGATAGACTTTCTGCCAATATATGTGATACCATCCGTATAGAAATACCAGAGGATAAAAAATATCTTCACGCTTATTATACGATTAAGGTTAACCCACATAGACTGGCCAAACCTAAAAATATAAAATCAAATTTACTATGTGATAAAAATGATTTTCATCGTGCTGCTGTGTCCTCTATTGTTCTATACTTTCAAAATCACCACCAAAAGAATCGCCGTTGGGTTCCTACAAAATTAGCAGAAAAGTGGTTATGGTTATGGGATAGAGGCAGAATTTCTACAAAAGAGGATTTACATAGTTTGTATGATAAATGGAATCCTAACAATTTGGTGATTTATCCCTTAATTTATGAAAAAAACTGTTGACAAACTTGTTTCGGTATGCGATAATATAAACATAATGAAAGAGGAACTTAAATATGAGTAAAATGGGAAACTATATAATGGATATCGAAGAGTTCTGTGATGGATACTTTTTCGGTGGTGATGAGATCGACATTGATGAGGTTGCTCTAGCTGCTGACAAAACTTTTCGGTCAACCATGGCGGGTGATTATGCCCGTGAATATC